ACTGCTGAAGCAGAGGCATCTTGGTAATTAGAATTTATAACAGGAAAGTTATTGGTAGGGACATCTGGTACCGAGTCCGTGTAAGTTAGATTAGTTTGCGTGAAATTATTTTCATTGCCTGATTGATCTTTGAAAAACGTATTTTGCCGCGTGTCAGCGAATGCCATGTATATGTATTTGCCCGTTGATGCGTTACGGTTTGCCGTGCCGTCATTTAATGTAAAACCATCATTGGTAAATGTTGCTACGTTTGCGGACTCTTGTTCTTCTAAAGCTAAATTAGGATATAAAAACCTACTGGCTCTATCATCCCCATCTCTTGTATTATCCCAAATAATCCAATCCGCCGTCGCATCAGTGCGTTTAATCATCAAGAAGGCTGGCTTGAAGCCCACACCAGTCACAGCATTACCTGACGCGCCTGTGCCTGTATAATTCCCGAACTTGCTATACGCTGTTTTGTCACACCAGCAATATGCCACATAGGTTTCACTTGACGTATTAGTACCCGAAGAGGTGCCTACAGTGAACACAGTTGACGTTGGTGCTGTATCGTTCCACGCAGTGCTATCGTCAGACTCACCGTTATCGGTGTCAGTGTTTAATTTTATGAAGAAATCTTCTGGCGTAGACCCACCATTCAAACCATCGTGATAAACAATCCAGCTTTGTGTGGTGCTTCTTCGTTTAACTATAATCCATTTTGGAGCGGCACCCAGCCCATGAGCGATTGTTCCCGCAGAACCTGTCCCTGTATAGGTAACGATACTGAAGCCATAAGTGGTGTTTGCTGATAGTTTTGTTGCTGGAATAGTCCCTGCAAGCGCAGACCCCAGATTAGAGCCGTCAATCTTAACAGAGCCAGCGGTTGGCGTTGCCCCTGCCCCCGCGCTGTTGGTCGCCGTGGGTGTTCCTCCAGCTTCCCAGCACCAGCCAACGTAGGTATCGCCATCGTCATTTATTTGAGCTGCTGCAGAACCACTACCCGTTAATGAAAACCCATCGCCATCAAATGAAGTAAATGTAGCAGAATTGTCTGATTCTGCGGTGGTTGCGTCAGACCTGAGATGTAAACCTGCGCCACGAACTGAATCAGTTAAGAAGTGATTTTCAGCCGCATTTCTTTGCTTGAGCCAAACAAAATCTGGTGAAAATCCTATCCCACTAATGCTGTTGGCAGAATCATTGCCAGTGTAGGTAACAGTATTAAAGCCTTCAACAGTCGTATCATCGCGGAAATTTAAGTGGTATCCGTTGGTTCCATATGGCCCAACGTATTTTTTTGGAATCCAGATGCCTTGTTTTGTCTCCCCAAAAAAATCAATCGTCGCGTTGAATGACAGAGGAGCGGAGCCATTTGTGGCGGTTGCATTAGCTGATAACGTGATCTGAGTGCTTGAATCAATAGACGCAATGGTGGTGCCATCAGGTATGACTGAAGTCGTTGATGAGCTTACAGCCATGCCCACTTTTAATGATGCCGTGCTGGATATGCCAGTGACCGTGGCACTACCTGATGTTGTGGCCGCTGTGAATATGGGCGCGTCAATGAAATTGACTTCCGCCATATACATATTTGCTTCTGAGCTTCCCCTGTTGGCTATGTAGTGATCATAAGTCGTGTTGTTGACTATGCCCTCAAAATTCTGCGTTGGGTAAGTTGATGAGCTTAAATCTGTTTGATGTTGCCCGTTGATATACAGCTTCATCCTGTTTGATGAGGTGGCTTGCGTCGTATCAAGAATGCCGACGATGTGATACCAAGCAGTTGTGTCTCTCAGCTTTGCATCTGTTCTTATGTTGGAGCTACCGCTGGGGGATGCGGTTATAAGCTCCATAACTACTTGATCAGCAACAGAGCCTGTCCCCCCATAAATGTAAATTCCTGTGTCGTTGCTTGAGGCATCCCCCGCATACCAGAGATAAGGTTGCCCCCCGCCTGATACGTTTGAAACATTTTTTTTAATCCATCCACTCCACGCCCAAACTCTAGTGTTCCCAGCTGTTGAAGGCTTGCGTTCCAGAAACGAACCATTGCCCTTGGTAAAGGTCAATGATTGATCAAGCGTATGCGGGTAGAAGTTTTTCTCCCCGCTGAAATACTGTAATGCGCCTGCGCCGAATGGGCCTGACATCTGAGGCTCCTAACTGAAATTCAACTGCGGTGTTCCAAGTAAGATGCTATCTGCCGCTGAAACAATATATGGCACAACGTCGATTGCACTCGCAGAAGATGACAAAGAAAGCGTATTCACGCCGCCTGACGTTTTGTATTGAGTGCCAAGTGAGACTGTGCGATTGCCACTACCATCCTGAATAAAGACGATAAACCCAGATTGGCCAACCTGTTCAGTTGTCGGATTATCTAACGTCACGTTGCCCGTCAGCGTCAGAACAAAGTTTTGGTTAGTGCCAAAATCCAGAGTTACATTGCCCGTGTTGCTGGTGTCGGTATCTGTTGTGGCAACTGCTGTTCCCGTAATAGAAAGCCCCGTGGCAGTTGTGGCGGCTTTGATGACATCGTTGTGATATAGGGTAACGGCACCATTCAGATCACAAGTGATGTATTCCTCACCCCCAGAGTTGCTCAATAGCGTAATGCCATCACCCTGTATGTTTAGCTCATTTGTAGCGTTAACGATATTTGAGTTTGTGCCATCATGATAGATGGATAAATCTGTACCCGCACCAAAAGCCAGACGGTCATCAGATGCGCCTCCGCTATCGCCAAACACAATATTTTTTGTGTTCACATCCAAATTACCGCCCAACTGGGGAGTGGTATCGTTGACGATATCAATGGTAGATGGTGACGCTGTGTCCGCTGTTTGATTAACAGCAAACAGGTTTATCCAAGCATCATTATCGCCATTGCGCTGTTTTATGATGTTGTTTGAGGTGTCATACCATAACTGATAAGCAAACATTGTCGATGGCTGTGAGGAGCCAGATGACAATGATACCGTAGCTGACAACGCATTGTTCAAGTCTGACCGAAACGCTGGGAAGCCTTGGTTGGCTATGTTAAAATCATGTTGGGCCATATCGTCTCCTTATGCCGCTACCTCACCGAACCCTCTGGCGACGTAATCAAATGTCCTGTTCACCCCTGCATTACTGCTATTAAAGAACTGGATAGTAAATCCAGTAGCCGACTTGCTCGTTATAACATAGTAATCGCCGCTTGATAAGTTTTGTGCGGCAATGCCCAAACCTTGCAGAGATTTGAAAGCTGGACTGAATGTAATTGCTTTGGTTCCTGTGCCACTAGCCAAGTCAGCTTCCGCCAAGGTTCTATCTGGCATGTCAATAGAAACAGACAATGCCGTGATTTTTGGTGACGCCTCTGCATCAGAGCTTGTGAGTATGGCCTTGAACTTGAACCCTCGCGCCTTGTAGTCACCCACAAAGAATTTCCTGAATGCCGTGTAAGTAGGCGACCCACCATTAGGATCATCTTCTGTCGTCGCAATTTGAAGCTCTACATTGGTATCATCAAACGCCTGCACATCTCCATCAAATGTTCCTGTGCGGCTATCAAAATTACCTTGCGCTGAATCAAACAGCGTCAGGTACTCAACCCTTTCCACCGTGATATTTGCCGTCACATGGCTTGTGTAAACCGCCCCGAGATCAACGGCACTGTCAAACTCATATGTTCCTGTGCTTTGTACCGCACCCCCGCCACCGTCAAACAAACCAGCGGCATCGTCAAAGTTGCCACTCGCGCTATCAAAATTGACGGTTGTGTCCATCACCAGAGCGTTGTCGGTAGCTACGCAATTCGTTTTCGTGCCACTAAATGATGGGCTTTGTGTTGTCGTGGTGACTGAGTTAAAGCCTTTGATCCCCTCAATTATGGCAACGGATGATGTCGCGTTCTCAGATGCCAGCCCCAGCTTGTCTATTGCCTTGATGAAATATGTACCCGTCATAGCAGGCACTACAGCCGTGTTGGCTGGCCTTGAAATCTTTTCAGCTAGGGTAACTGCATTTGAATACGCGGCACCGCTGGTGAGGCTTGAGTGGCGTATTATGTAGTGGGATAAATCAACATCTGTGGATGGCGTCCAGCTAAGAGCCGCCTCTGTGCCAATGATGTTGACAGAAAAGTCACTGACATCCGCTGGTGGGGCGGTCTTACCAACAATCTGGTGCTGGACTGTAGTGAATGGCGACCTAACGCCCAAGGCTGTAATCACTCTGGCTCTAACGTCGTAGAGTACCCCATCTTCCACATCCACAAGCTCAAACTTGTTTGATGATGAGGTGCCGATTGAAATGAACTCTGAATCAGCCGCCTTCTTGGCCTGAACCTCAAACTGGTCAGCAAACGTACTACCAGATGTGACCTCTGCAACGAGAACAGACAGAGCCTTTTGGTTGAACGACTGAAGCTCATCGGTTGCGACTACGCTTGGCGCGGTGATGTCAAATGGATTGGGAAGATTGGTATTATCTTGGGCGAACACCGCCTCCTCTGCACTCCAATCATATACAGCACTATTTGTTTCTCTCAGCACCAGAGAAACCGCTGTTTCTGCATTGCCTGCAAGAGTTAAACCCCAATCAGCGACTTCAAAAACCTTTGAGGAAAACCCAAACTTGCTGTTTGTGATGTTTACTGTGTCACCGACATTCAACTGAAATGCTTTAAGATTGAAAACCCCTGTCAACGCTATTTGTTGCCTGTTTCTAAACAAGCCGATTTTAGCCAGACGTTGAGCCATAGCAGACGATGTTGTGTATGGCAGATTAAGCTCTAGGAATTTTTGTTCGCCGTTATCTTCTGCCAAGAATGTTGATGACGTTAAGGCGGGGTAATCCGCTGGCACATAGTCCGTTGATGCTGGTGAGAAAACGCCCTTCACAGCATTGAAGTTATCTCTGCGGCTTTGCTTGGTCTGGAGTTGCAATGTCCCTATAGCGTCATCTTCATCCAAAGTTATAGATGGGCTAACATACCCCGCCGCTTTGAGATTGAATTGCCCATTGGTATAAAAAACCACTCCACCACATGAGGTCAAAATCTGTTGTATCGTTTGTTTTGGCTGATTTGATGATTCAATGGTTCCGTGAAACTCATAGCGTTTTTCTGTGCCGCCACCTGAAAGTGTGACGTTTTCATCGCATAGATTAGCCGCTGTTGTGAAACTGGTGTCATTGATCTCGCTTGACGCCGCACCAAGGCCGTATCGTGTATCTGTGAGGTAATCCCTGATGCACAATGCGGCGTTTGCTGAAAAGGCTGTGGATGAGTTGCGTGGATCAAATACCTTTTTGCCAGATACAAGAGCCGTGATTGTTGGGATGCCGTTGGGGAATGCATCTCTGTCAAACTCCAGCCTTGCATATAGATAGGCCACACCACGCAAACGATGCTGTGCTGTCCAGCCAGCCTCACTCTCAGACACCAGATCAGTATCCGCCGCTTGCCCATCTGTGCCGCTGTGCGTGTTGATCCTGACCTTGTTTGCATACCTTGTCGGCGAGGTGCAGTTGCCGTTTCCATCCAGCGTAAGCTCAACATCATTTAACCTGATTGCTGATATGCTTTGAACCTCATGACTGGCAAGCGTAACAACCAGATGAAGATACTGATCATTATCCGTTGACTCAATATGAGCCAAAAGACCTGAAACTCGCACTGTGCCGTAAACAGCCCGTCGTGGCTGAGTCGGCTGTTTGATCATCGACCTTCTGGCTTGGGATTGCTGAAGAAAATCAGAAAACCTTGGAAGCTCTGGAACAGGCGCGAGTGCAGACATAGCGGCTGAACTGGCCGCATAAAGTGCGAATTTTGTTGCATACGCCGCTGTCTTTCCCATTGAGGCGGTAAAACCGCCAGGTCCGGCAATTGCTGTCATTATTGCCGCTTGCAACAGTGTCTTGGGGTCAGTTAATGATTTAATAAGTCTTTTGAAAAATCCCATTACGTCCCCCAGACAATTTCTTTATCTTGAAGGCCAGCGACAAAATCAAAACCTTTGTCATCTGGAAAATCAATCTTTTGATCTTCACTTGTGTACCGCCTGACCTTGGCAACCTCCAATGCGATCAGCCTGTTTTCTGCGGCAAGTGTAATTGTTGATGTGGCCCCTGTCTCTGCCAACACCATCGTATCAATGAAGCCTTTGAAGATGGCATACGGGCTACTGACAACCGCCCCGTTAGACAATGTTCCAAAGTAGATGATGGCATCTCTGCCCTGATAATTCTCATTGAGAGCGGCTGACAACAAGTCAGTCGGCACACCAGATAGCGAGACGTTTGCGCCATTGGCTTGTATTGAGGCTGTCTCTGATACAGTTTCCACGCCCAATAATGAACCGGCACCAAAGTAATCTTCTGAGTTGATTGAGATGTTGCCGTTTCCCGTCCAAACTCTGATAGGGTCACCCTCAAAATCTAATTTGACAGCCAGAAACGGTTGCAGAACATCCGCTTCCAGTTGTGTAATCATGTTTGATGTGACATCTCTTGCCATTAGGCTATCCTAAAAATATTGAACCTGCCGCCGTTGGCTAGGGCTTTTACAGTGCCAGAGCCAGAGCTTCTTTCTGCCACCACTTGGAAAACATCGTTAGCGGTGACTGTAAATATAATAGATGCTGAAGCCGTGGTTGCGTCTTGCGCGTCGTTTCTATTGTAAGTGTTTGACAAAGTGCCAGCAATATCGCTGTAAGAACCCCCTGATGGTTTTTTCTGCATTTTGATTGCGGCTTCAGTTCTGGATGCTGTAGCACTTTGTCCAATTGTTACTTGATAAGAAAACATATAAGTCCCAGCAGTGCTAACCGTCACCTCGCCGCCGCTTTCAGTGAAAACTGAACCTACGTTTTGTCTGTTTGTCTGAAAGTCTAACGCCGCAAATGATGTTCCCAAATCTTGATCAGCACTAATATAAGAATCATAATAAGCAGTTGCTGGTGTGTTACCAATGAATGAAGTAGCTGTTACTGTACCATTTACGTCAAGAGTGGTTGCGGGTTCTGTTTTGCCAATACCAACCTTACCGTCAGCTACGACATTCAATAAGCTATCAGCATTCCAGAACCCAATTTCAAAACGGTTTGAAGTGCTACCACTGCCAGCGTAATAGAAACTCAAAGTGGAAGTATCATAGTTGCTTGCATCTTTACCCAGCATTATCTGGTGCCGTTGTCCCACCCCTATGCCGCTTCTATAAGCCTCAATCGCTTTTCCGAAATTATTGCTGGTTTCGGAATTGTTGAGCATCAAGTTTGCACTGCCGTTTACACCATCACTGGTAATCGTCACATCATCAGCGAATGTAGAACCAGCATTGAATATCGCTTTGCCAGCCGCGCTCATATCAAGCGTCAGTGCTGTAATATCTGAAGTGCTATCTGTGCCTTTGAAGATAATATCTGTATCGCCGCCCTGAGCATCAATTGTGATATTACCTGATGTGGTGGCTATACTTACGGCGGCATCGCCCGTTGTTATGTCATCAGCCGCAACAGAACCACCGCCACCGCCACCTATGCCAAGATTGGCTGGGGTGATTTTCTTCATCGTGCCGCCATCGTCCACTAGGACAAAATCAGCATCAGAGGAACTGGTTGTTGTTGTTGGAGTATCAGAGTTGCCTGTTGTCAGGACTGTGCCAGTAGCGTCAGGCAACGTAATAGTGCGGTCAGCTGTTGGGTCAGTAGCAGTGATGATGGTTTCGTGTGCATCCGCAGTTGCGCCTTCCAGCACAATGTTTGACTGCGTTAGCAGGTTGCCAGTTACGCCTATGCCGCCCGGTTCAATGCTGTCAATTCCAATTTGAACGCTTTCTGCGAAGGTAGAGTAGCCAGCAGTAGAGTAGCCAACATCGCCGGGGTCACTGGCATCTGCCACACCAGTTTTAAGAATGACATTGCCGTATGAACTACCACCCTCGTTGTCATCAAGGTTCGCTTCATCAAGAAACAAAACTAGGTTATTGGTCGCGTCCGCAACATAAACCTGTATGACCGCTCCAGCGTATGTT